ACGGAACTTGAACCGTGAACCGTGATCCGGGGGGCGAGTGGGAAGACGCGTTAGAAGAGGCGGACAATTACGTGGAAGAAGATCCGCTGGCGGAGGTTGGTGAGGAGTCGATGTCGTTTTACGAGCGACGATTCAAGTTAATAGAAGAGGCGGCTAAAAAAATTCGCAAGAAGAATTAATTTTTTCGCATAGTTTCTGAAATGATGCTAGACCAAAAATAAAGATCAAAGTCGTCCATGTTGGATTTAAGTTTGTTGGCGCGGTCACAGACTAATCGAACGTTATTTACTTCGTACCCTAAATTGGGGTTTATCCGGTCTATTGAAATATTGGTTCCTCTTCTCACTCCGCTGTTACCGTGCTGTCCTTCGCTTCCCCATGTCATGGGAAGGCCGCTTAGGCAGCAAAGTCCCTTTTGTTTTTGGAACAGGTCAATAAAAAAAGAGTCATCAACTTCTTTTGACACGGAGAGGGCGCGAGTAAATGCTCGTCTTTTCATGTCTCTTACTCTAGCTTTAATGTAATTGACATGATTTTTATGGACGCTGTCGGAATTTTTCTTTGAATCACAAACAGAACAGAAAGCCAGTTTTCGGCGATACCGGACTAATTTTCCGTCATTGATAAATCGGTTTGGGTAATCGGTTAATTTCTTTTCTACACCACAGTCATGGCACACATACTTCTTCAACCGCCTGCCCCTACATGCGATTAAGGGACCCTTATACTAAAGTCATAATTAATAAAAGCAACCCTATGATTAAATAGTCCTTCCAATCGGGCTTGGGGCTAGATTCTTTATCCATCTTCTTGCTCCTTTAAACGGTAGTAAATAACGTGTGCGCCGCAATCCGAGCAACTCAGGTTGCTGGACATGTCGAAGAACTCTTCCTCTTCTGATATATCGTGGTCTCCACCCCAGATTAGGCGGCCCCTACAGTACCAACACACATCCCCAGATTGAACCGGGGGCCGTGAAACGTCGCGCAAACTCATTCTTCAGTAGACTCCACTTTGTACCAGTTTGAACAGGGGTCCGTGGCCCGTGACTTGTGCAACGTGCAAAACCATTTGCGCTTACCAACTGGTTTGCTGTGTTTACATGTTCGGCATTCGACGGACAATGGGAGAGATACTTCCCCCTTTGGCCAACAATGCGGACGGTAGTTGCAATATCGGCAGTTCCAGTTTCTAGGATCGCTAGAGATCTTTTTTGCTGATCCGTCACGAACCACGGACATAACTTTGTAAATTAGGGAAACATAATCGTTGTGGTTGTAGGGCACATGTTCTGCATGATAGGTCGAGTTGTTTTTGTTGTACGCGACAAGCCACGCTGCTTTGGCGGTAGACAAGCCCATCAACAACTGCATTTGGTAGTAATAAATTGGGTGACTTTTATGTATTCCTAAATTTTTAAAATTAATCCATTTTTTATCATTCATGGATTTTATTTCTAATACTTCCAGAATAGGTTTTTCTTTATCAAAAGCAATAATTCCGTCCGAATGACCCCGGAGGTGCCCCCCGAAGGCGGTGTATTCCCACTGTTCTTTTGTTCTTGGATCGACCTCGTAGACGAAGGCCCCACTTTTTTTTAAATCCCTAACAACAATTTCTTCAACTATATGCCCCATTTCAAAAATTCGCTGCACTGCGGCAGGGATTTTCTTTTGCGGGTAACCTCGTAGGCTAAACTGGAGAAAAGCGTGGCAAGGGTGGCCGACGTTACTTGCACCTATGTAACAACGACGCTCCGCCTCGAAATCTTTTTCTGTCCCAAGGTCAATGGCTTTAATTAGGTCCATGTTAAAATTGATCCGTGAGCCGTGAAGTATGGCTATATACGATAATATACGTTGAGGTTTAATGCAAATGATTGGCCCCGAAGGTTTTGATGAAGCTATCCTTGGAATTGGAACGGTTTACACAAAAAATGGCCAAAAAGAAGTATTGGTTTACGACGTACAAAAAATGATAAAAATCGTGGTGGACGACAGTATCGACATGACATGGGACGAAGCCAAAGAATTTGTGGAGTTTAATATCTTAGGTATTTATTTGGGAGAAACAGGGCCTTGCTTCTTGCAAGCTGCGGTAAATCATTTGCCGCCCGGAGATGAAGATACCATCCACTAATAAAAAAACCCCCCATTGCGGGGGGCGGATCGGGTTCAATTAAACTCACTTTGGGAGAAAAGTTTTGTGAACCCTAAAACGTTTGAAAAGACGGAGTCTCTGCAATACCGTCAAAGCGAAGTATACCAATCGGGCTTTATCACCTCAAGAATTTCTTTAGTGGCTTCGGCTTCCGGGACTACAGACAAATCGGCCTGAATTGCCATAGTTCGATGGAACCGGTTTGCCATTTGATGTGCTGCTTGCACGGCCAGTTGGGCATCCTGAGAATCTACTCCATGGTGCCATTTACTAGCTCCAGAATAAGACGGTCCAAGTACCAGCGGGCCTTCCGAAGGTCCTCTACGGGCTCTTTTTTTATCTCGTATCGCCATACGTACTTTTGAATGTTCCCTTTGAGATACCCCTGAAAAGCTTCCGGGGACATGCTGGCCTTGATGCAGTCAATGCACTCGACATCACCTTGGTTGTAATGCGAAGGGCAGCTTACGTTGTCAAAGTTTTTTGGCATTTTTTTCTCGTTCCGCATCAACTTTTGCTTTGAGAAATTCGTGCCAAATGTGCAACTTATCGAAGTCAGACCTGTTTACCTTGCCTTCTTCGTAACCCTTCTCTAATTTTTTTAAGGCCTTATCAAACTCGGCCTGCATCGTGCTAAACGTCATATCGAATAACTTTTTGAAGTTAAAGATTCCCCGCCAGATTCTTTTTTAAACTCAGAAACTTGCTCGGCAACGTATTCTTGATCCCGCCCAGAAAGATTTTCTTGCTTCCAAGATTCAACAATATAACGAAGTTGACCGCTAATGGTTCGGCCTTCTACCCTAGCGATCACTACAATTTCTTCATACACGTCGCGTGGAAGCAGTACAGACTTCCATTTTGTTGTGTCCATGGGATATCTCCTACAAAAGTATGGGAAAGTATAAGGCTGTTTTATCCACTAATCAAGCTCTTCGCACTCTCCCCAACTAGGGCCTAAATCTACATCGCATTTATTTGGAACCTGCAAAGGAACCGCCTGCTCCATCTTTTTTGCTAATTCTCGGGCTTCCTCAACGCTTTCCACTGAGAAAGCAAGCTCATCATGCACCTGAAGCATAGGGACGCTCCCTGCGGCACAAACATCAACCATCGCCTGCTTGGTCATGTCCGCAGCCGAGGCCTGTATAAGTCGGTTGAGAGCTTTGTAGGTGTATGCGCGTTTAAGCCGTGTGGTGGGCCCGTGAGTCGCGATGGCTTCCTCACGAGGTAGCGCCTTGTGCATGGCAAAGCTGTCCGGCTCCCACATGTCAAATCGGCACTTTCTTCCGCGCAAAGATCGCAGACTTCCAGAAGACCGTGGGTCGTCAAGCTTATTCTGTACGCCCCGCATCAGGCCTTTTACGAAGGGAACCTTGTTGTGATATTGCTTGGTCAGCGCCTTTGCTTCTTCCACACTAAGATCAAGTTGATCAGATAGTTTATTGACGCCCATGCCGTACATCATGCCGAGGTTGATAACCTTGGCCTGCTTTCGCGGGATGCCTGCCATCTCGCTCACCATGCTGTGAAAGTCCATGTTGGGGTCATTGCGGTAGCCGTCTACAAAATCCTCTACTCCGGGCATCGGCATGTTCTTGTAGTCGCCGTAGTTCTTAGCGAAGTGAACCAAGATCCGTGGCTCTTGTTGCGAGAAGTCAATCGCCGCCCACTGCTGACCTTCTTCTGGGAGGAACAAAGAGCGGATCATGGGGCCCAGTTGTGGATCGCGGGCCGGGATCTGTTGAAGGTTGGGTGAGTTCATAGAAATGCGGCCCGACACGGTCCCGCCGTCGTCCGAGCGCAATTGATTAATGTGGCTATGTATTCTTCCTTTATGTGTGAACTTTAATATGCCGTCAATAAAGTTTCCGTTGGTCTTGTTGAGATTACGAGCTTTCACAATCATCTGAGCAAGCTCGTGCTTGTTCTCTGTTAAAAACTGTTTTGTAAAACTAGGAGAGCCCTTTTCAGTTTTTGGATAGGGTAGGCCAAGTCCGTCAAACGCCTTAGCAATTGACTGCGCGGCCCAAATCTCAACGTTGTTACCCGCCAAAGATTTAATTTGTTTGATGACCTCTTTCTCTTGCTTCATTAGAACCTGCTTGGTCCGTTCAGCGCGGTCAATGTCCACCCGTATGCCTCGCAAGGTCATGTCCACCAGATGTGGAAGCAAGTCAATCTCAAGTCGCCAAACGTCCCAAAGATCTTCCCGGTTCAACAACGTTTTAAAATGGTGCCAGAGTTCTAACGTGATCTCGGCATCGGTCTCGGCATATGGCCCGACGTACATGGCGGGTAACTTCCACATCTCGCCTTTAGGATCGACGCCAAACTCCTTGGCGGCCTGCACCAAAGTCTTTTCGGATTTTGTCTTGCCCAGATGGTCGTAACAAAGAGCGTTTAGGCTGTAGCTAAACCGGTTTTCATCAATCAGACTAGCTGTAATCATGGTGTCGATTACGCGGCCCTTAACCTCAAAGCCCATGGCGCGAATCCAACCAAGGTCGTACTGAGCGTTATGCATGATTTTGTCAGCAGGTGACTCAAATACTTTTTTAAGCCACTTGCTCACAATGCGCTTGTCGAGGTTACCCCCACCGGCATGGCCGACAGGGATGTAACATTTCCACCCGGAAACTGCGATGGCATAACCCACCACCTCGCCATCACACGTAGGCCAGCCCGGTCCTTTTACCTTTAAATTCGGGTCGCGGGTTTCTACGTCGATGGCGATTTCGTCCGCGTCAAAAATATCAGGAAGCTCCATAGGAGGAACCCAATCACTTTTTGGAGGGAACATGGCCATTTGCAATTTTCCGGTTGTCATTACGCTACCCTTTTCTCGCGAAGAATTGCCTTCTCAAAATGGTTGCAGGACGAACACCACCAACCAACGCGTTTTTTTTGTTCTGCATTAATTATTTCTTCCGCTACTTCCCCGCAAGCGGGGCATTTAATATGACTCATATCCGTGTCTTTTTTCATAACGCGTAGGACCTTAAATAATCTTCTGGTTCTAGTATGTAGAGGTTTTGAAGTGCCCGCGTCACCCCAACGTAAAAAACGCGGTGAAGATCATCTCCCGGCGTATCTAATGCCGCAGCGGTCAAATCCGGCAGGATTACAACGTTTTCTGCCTCTCCACCTTTTGTGCCGTGGATCGTGGACAATCTAATTCGGGGCGTGGCGTTAAACTTCTCGCCTCTGCGAAGGAGGGCAGTAATGTAGACTCTGTCCCCCTCTGGTATTTTATCCATGGCCTCATGCCAGATCATTTCATCTGTGGCCAATAGACCGAAATGTTCTTGTAAATCATCAAGTCCAAACATTTCGTTATTGTCAGCGGCTATTCTTTTGTGACCCCGTTTGATACGCACCCCGTTGCCGGACATAAAAGAGTAGATGGCTTGCGCCGTGCCGCAGGTAATCACCCGCCCTTTCCGCATGGCCTCCCAGCCATTAATAGCCAGCGACATTTTTTCCGGGATAGATCTTCCGCCGTTTTGACGCTCAAACAGATAGCCGCCATTTTTTAATTCTTGCTCTATTGGGTAAAGCATAAAACGCGCTTGTGCCATAATGATCCAAGTTCCGTGCGACATGTCTATAGAGCGAATGTCCGGGACACGCAGTATTTGTCCGCGCTCTTGCCGAGGGCGGTACACTTTAGGGAACCGGTTTTGAATGCGCCCCGCAATCTTTTCGGCAAGCTCGTGGATCGCCGCAGGAACACGGTAGCTTTGTTCTAGCACCTCTGCGCCGCCGGGAAGGTTAATGAAGTGATCTACGTCCGCCCCCGCCCAGCGGTAGATAGCTTGGTCGTCATCTCCTGCTACAAACATGCGCTCAGACCTACCATCTAGCTTGTGAGCAATGTCCCATTGAAGCGGAGACAAGTCCTGCGCCTCGTCTAAAAAACAAATCTTCATGTGCGGGACAAGGTGGTCCGCCTGCTCTACGAACATCTCCAGCATGTCGGTGAAGTCGATTAAACCAAATGCCTTTTTATAGTTTTCGTAGGAGTCGGCCACATACTTTACTTCCACCCAAGTAAAGTTAACTTCACTGTGGTTGTAC